GCCTGCATCTTCGCTATCGCAGCGTTGTATTTCGCCGCTGCATTCGCAGCCTTCGCGTTCTGGATCGACCCGATGGCACCCAGGATCGAACCCACCAGGGTGCTGCCTACGGATGCGCCGAAGAGGGCGCCGCCTGCGCCTGCACCACCCACACCACCTATCGAAGTCGGACCCACCGGCACGGTGCCCAGATCATTGATGCCTAGCTGGCCTGGCGTACCAATGCCGCCGGGCGGAATGTTGTAGGGTCCATATCCTCCACGTCCAGCCATGTCAGCGGTCCTGTGTCGCCACCTGCGGCATGATCGCAATCACCGTGCAGGGTTGTGGCAGTGTGTGCTTCAACGTCAAGCGGCCAGCCTTCTCGTAGCCCGCCGGCCAGGGCAAAATCTCCGTGTCCCCATTGAATAGCGGCACCGGGGTGTCCATCGGGTCATTGCCGTCACGCAGGTGCAACTCGTCCATATCCGCAGTCACATCCGTGGCGCCGTAGTAGAGGCCGCTGCCGGTCTGATCCAGGCGCAACACCACATTCGTGAATCGCTTGGTCTTGCCCTGTGACGTGCCATCAGCAGCACCGGCATCGAGACGCATGGTCTGCAGGGTCGCGTCATAGCCTAGACCCACTTGCACCGTCGAGGCTGCAACGTCGAGCGTGATCGCACCCCCGCTCACGGTCTTGTCGGCGTGGGTGGCACCATTGGCGAGGATCGAAACCGTCTCACCCTCGAGGTGATCGAGCCCGGTAATCGAAGTCGTTGCAATACGGATCTCGCTGGTTTCTGGAGAGCCAGCAACGAAGGTGCCGAAATTCGAGCTATCCACATATCCATCGGATATGCGGTCTGCTATCCCGCCACTCGAGTATGTTCCTGTTCCACTAAACGGATCATCGTCGCTCTCTTCCAGAGAAAAGGTGTCATCGTCCGTGACCGTAATATTGTAGTAACCATCATTCACGTTGGTCATGCCCACAACGCCAGAGATATAGACCACATCGGTAGAAGAGAACCCATGACCCAACGCAGTGACCACAGAGGGTGTGGCGGTTGTGATGTTCGTGATCAGGGCAGTCAATCGCGTTACAGATGGATCAACCAGACTGAAATCGAGTCTCCCAGACGTTGGTGACGATGCATGATGCACCTCGAATCTGCGCCCATTCAGTTCAGTCATGCCTACCACGTCTTCAATATCTATCAGCGTCCCATTCTCTAGCCCCGTATCCTTTACGCTCGCTGCGAAACTATACGAGAGGCCCACCGCATTGGTCACGATTACCGCTGGCAATGATTTATGAGCCAAAAAAATCCCACAGCTTGCTTGACCCGTTGCGGTGATGGTCGCATTGGTCGCCGGCACAACATTGTCGAGCGTTAGCCCAGAGTCCACGAAAAACGCTTCATCGAGCTCATTGGTGCGGACCCACTCCGACTCGAGATATTCGATATGCCGGGTTTCGGTGCCACCGATCTTGCGGTTCACGATCATCCAGAGTTGATCCTGGTCGCCATCAGGGTGCGGGATCACCGCAATGCTCTCGACCTTGGCGTCGGTGCCACCGATCACATGACGGTGCCAGGCTGTGACTTGCTGCTCCCGGTCGAACGTGAACCCCAGCAACTGCCCATCGGCCAACGTCGCCCACACGATCCGATTCGGTTCCTGCTGGTACGCGAGACGGGTCAGACCTCCTAGCGTGATGTGGTCCGCAAGCACCGTCATGTCCGGGGAGACGTAGGAACCCACCGTATCGTCATACACAAACTCGCGCAGCTTGCGACCGGCACGCTGGGCAAACAGGAGCGACTCGCCTACCCGCTGCGGATTGACGTTGCCCTTGCTGCCGTAAGTCGAATGCCGAACCACTCGCACATTGCCCGCTACCAGCGCTTCCGATTCGCTCGAGGCTGAAACAACGAACTCACCGCCAGCAGTGCCCGCTACCAGAACCTTGCCGGCATTGATCCACTCGATGACATTGACCTGATCGGTATTGATGGTGAAGATCAGCGCAGACTCATCGAGATCGACAATCTTATGGTTCTCGTAATCGCTAGTCTGCGAGGCCCACAGGGTCTGCGGATCACCCGCAGTCCCGGCCCACCAGAGTCGATCCTCGAAGAATGTGACGCTGGATGGATAACCGTTCCGCCCCGTCCAGGCACCATGCGCCCAGCGGTGGGTAGTCGCAGCCGTCACACTTTTCGGCAACTGCTTTACAACGTCTGCCGTCGCTGACGTGCCACTGGCAACTGCCGTAATGGTCACATAACCGTCGCCACTGTGGAGATATTCCCAACTCCATGTCCCATCCAACTCCGTTCCGAACTCGTGGATCGGCGCGCTGGTGCCGGTCTTCCCCTCACTGTTCAAGTTCTTGAGTTCATACACGTTGCCATCGTAATAGAACTCCGCTCCCACACTAGCGGTGCCGTCTCTGGCATAATTGTCCAACTTGCTTACAGCTTCCCATCGTCCGTGATTGGAGCCAATAATCTCCGACAGACGGAACTGGCCCCCGATCATATCTGCACTAAATACTGACCCACCCGTAGCAGTCAGCGTGATGCCATCACCCGTTACAGCAGACGCCAGCACCGTAATCGTCTCATCAAGATTTGTGGGAGAGAACGGAACAAAATCAAACTCGATAATGTCGAGCGACCAGGCATCATGGTTGTAACGGATCAGCTTGCGAGGGTTTCTGTCAGGGTGCGCGATGTAGAGCACATCAGCAGATTGGGCGATCTGGATCTTGTCGAGCCCAGCCTCGAGAAACGGGGTCGTTAGCGTGAAGACCCGCTGGGATCGGCCAGGGCATGCCGTAGCCGTAGAAGTGCTCGCGCCCGCGCCGACACTGTCCAGAAGAGTAAACGTGTCCTCTGTGACGCTACTGACGTACCAGGATTGATCGTCTATCTCGGCACGGCCCGTGCCTGCAATGTAGACATAATCTAAATTATTGAACCCATGCCCCGCTGATGTAACCCGCACCGGAGTCGCGTGACTCGTCGCCGTGACCGTCTTCTGGGCTGTGGCACCGGGCGCCGAACTGCCATTGAGCTCGAACGTATCCGCAGTGAGTTGATTGACCACCCAGTAGCGATTATCGAGAGACGCTAGCCCCGTGTCGCTGATGAAAACCTGATCGTTGTCCACCAGACCGTGGCCCGGCAGAGTCACCACTACCGGCGTAGCGTTGGTGGTTGCAGAGATATGCTGCATCGGTGTGGCAACGCCACCAGAGACGTAGGTGGCAGACGTACTCGAACCAGTCAGGGCAAAGGTGTCATCCGTACGCGCAGAGACGACAAACACCTTATCGTTAACGTCTGACGTGATCCCCGTCATACCAGTAATCGTGACCTTCGCGTCGTTCTGCAGACGATGGCCCGGCGAAGTCACAACGATGGGGCTGGCAGTCGTAGCAAAGGTGATGAGCTTGCCGCCGGTGACTGCCGTCGAGTCATCGTATCCAGCCTCTAGGACTGGACCCCCGTTGCGGTAGGCCCGCATGTACTGGTCACCGAACTCAAGAATATACGCCTGGTCTGTGCCGAACTCGAACGGGATCAGCCGGGTGGCCTTCGATACGTCCTTCACTTCCTTGACGAAGCGAGTGCCACTACGCTTGCGGACTGCACCCGGCACCAGTGGGAAAAAGTTTTCCATCTTGGTGCAGCCAGCGGCGTACTTGGCGAGATCAGTGCGGCCCTCAATGGTAGGGCTCAACTCGCCTGCGTTGAACGAACTCTGGATCGGAGAGGCTTTCGCCATGAAGCTAGAGCCTCGCCAGGACCCAGTCGTCCTCCTCGAATGGCATCGGGCTCTGCTCCTGCCCATCAGCCATGCGAGCACGCGACAGAATCTGTTCGTATTCAACGAGCGCACGCTCTCGCTTCGTATTGCTCTGCGTCAACTCCTCGCAGAGTTCAATCGCCAGGCGAGCCGCAATCGCAGACACCAGCATGGAGTCGTATTGATTGGGGTCTTCCTCGCGCCGCACATAGCGCACCGATAGCGGCGAGCCCTCGTCTGAGAGCAACTTCCGGCCCTCGACCACCCAGGGCAGCCGCGTATCGTAGAGCTCGACTACCCGCAGGCAGTCAGAGGGAAGCTGATACTGATCGTCATATCCGAAGGCAGGCGCGCTCGAGAGCTTCGCCAGGGTGGTGCGCGTGATGACAGAGTTCCAGGGATGGGAGCGGAGCACTTCGTCACGGACATGCGCGTAGGCACTGTTACAGGCTCTTGCCTGCTTGGTGTCATCCGTTAGCGAAGTGATCCGCGCCTCACCTACACGCGAGAGCGCCCGGTTGCAAATATCCGTTTCGCTGGGCATCCACCCTCACGCTTAGTCGCCGGAGGTGTAATAGAACTCCATCATAACTTCCCAGGCGGTATTGGTCGTAGCCTCGGTAGGCACGATGGCGATATCCCACTGCTCCATCGGATCGGATGTGTAGGACGCTGCGCCTAGAGTAGCCATCTCCCAGAGGGTCTTGCCAGAGTCGATTCCACCTAGCGTCCCTGACTCAGAGTTGGGCAGAATTTCAATCTGCTCCCGCGCAGCCGCCTTTACATCGTATGCAGACATAAACAGATCGGCATCAATCACTGCGCCGTCGTGATTCGTTCCTGCCTTGTACAAGCCTACGTCGATGAGGCCGCCCGTGCCGGCATCGGAGCAGTGGAAGTAGCCCCAATTGAGTCGATCTGACGACGAGAACGTCTTCATGCGGACCACTTCACCAATCGCCACAACTGCATCGAGCGTGATGGCGGCCCTTGTGTAACGCATCCTTGCATGACCGACACCAGCATTAGCGCGGACCTGTGTGTCAAGAACCTGCGGCGTGCTAGGTGCTGCCATTAGTTCAGAGTAGAAAGATGCCATGACTCCACGGCTCCTTGTTCTTGCTTGCGATGATTAGGGACCGGCACGACTCCGCACCGGCCCCATCACATCAGTTCGCTACACGTCAGCCGAGATCTTCACGACCTTGCCTGACTCGAGGCGAGTCGCCCCGATTGTTGCCTTGACGTAGACCTGCGTGCTGAAGGACTTATCCGCACGGGCTTCGATCCGAGTAGTCAGATCGTTCCAGACCGTGAGGTGCATCCCAGACTTCGCCCACATCGGGCAAAGCGTCGGATCATCCCCAGCACCCGGAATGCGCTCCGTGGTGATGAAGTTGATTCCCAGGAATGCACGCACTCGACCATCTACCAGCACCTTAGTGCTGTTACTGTCGATGGTCTGGAGTTCGTCCATATTCAGGAGGTCTTCATGCTGCGCTGCGGTAATCGCCATATAGATGGTGTCGTTGTCGAGATCGACCTCGTTCGCCATCAGAATGCGCTTACCTTCGAGCAGTTGCTCGATGGTCAGCACACCACCGGTACCTGCAGCCACGGTCGTAACCGAGGTGCCCAACTCGTCGGTGGATCCGTTCTCGCCCGTCTTCGCAGTTGCAAAGAAGGCACCCAGGATCTCATCGTCAATGGCACGCCCAATCGCGTAGGCACCATTCACCGCATAGGGACTCTTCGGGTCGATGAGCATGCGGACCTTGTCCTGGTCATCGATCAGATCCGCCCACTCGTAATCCACCGGAAACGTCCAGCGTGCTGAGTGCGGGGTGTCGATCAGCGGCGTATCTGCGTGCCGCGTCGTTCGCTTCACCGCATTGACCGCACCCACCTGCTCGACAACCTTGGCTGCCTTGCCGGTGGCGGTGCTCGTCATTACGGCATCGCGTAGCTTGCTTCCCTTCTGCTGCAACAGATGGGCCACATTCGTGGCGTACTGCTGCACAAAGGCAGTTGATACCTGGTCTGACATGGGATTGGCCTCGAAAGGTCATGACGCACGATGTGCGTCTGCGAGGCTTATCCACTGTGTCAGCGGGGCCAGCGTGGGAAATCGGCTATCCGAGGCTTATCCGGGTGCCACGCCGGGGCCATTTCGTTGGCTGGAAGGCTTATCCGGTCGCCACTCCGGGGCCGATTTCACTGCTGTACGCAGCCTAATGTTGCATGCCTAGGCTGGTTTTGCAACCTCCGGGTGCGCGAGGTTGTGTAAACGGGTCATTCTGGACACAGCAGGCGCATCGCCGGCCATGTACTTCTGGCTGAATGCCGAATCGCTCATCAGTTCATCAATCTTCGCTCGCGCCCCTGCCGGGCTCAGACCAAACTCCGATCCGCTCGTGGCTGCTGGCTCACCCGGCATCGCCTGCTCACCCAGACCCTTGCCGATCTTGGAGGTCAGTTCGAGTAGACCCTTCAGCCCCAGTGCGGCCTCGAGCTTGTTCACCGTCTCGTCGTTGATCCCAAACGCTTGCCGGAACCGCACACCCGCCTGGATGTTCTCGTCCCAGGCTGCGCCCCATTCCTTCCGTAGTTCCTGCTCGTCAGCGGTGGCCTGCTCCTCGCGCTGCGCCGCCATCTCGCCTGCCATCTCACCCAACCGTGCATTGTATTTGCCATGCAGCGCCTGGGCTTGCTGCTGGGATAGCCCGGCTGCATGCGCCCACTCACGCAGATCCGGGGTCAGGTCGAACGAACCCTCGGGTACGTCACCGGCTTCGAGTTCGTAGCCCTCTGCCGTCTCGGGGCGCCCCAGTTTCGAGTACACATCTGACCAACCCTCGGCATCGTCGGCCTCCTGGGGTAGCCGCATGATCTGATCCGCCGGCACACCGGACACCTTCTCGAGGCTCTTGTAGCTGGAAAGCATCTCCTCGGGTGACTTCCAACCCTTGTTCTCGATGTAGCCCTGGGCGTCCTCGTTCAGCCCATCGGTCCACGTTGTCGGTGCCTCGGTGGTTGCTGCCACCTCTTCCACCGCAGCCGGTGCGCTGGGTGCTGCTTCGGCTTCTGCCATTTACGTCTCCTCGGTTTCTGCGGTCAAGACCAGATCACTGATCTGATCGTTACTCAGCCTTCGGTAGCCATGGATGCGCAGCCACACCTGACGGCGACCTTCGAGTTGCGCGGTCCCGTGACTGTCACCTTCGACATGCGTCGTCGCGTTTGCGTGGCAGAATCTCTCGAGGTCTTGCAGCACTTCCTCGGCTGATTCGCCTTTGAAGGTGTCTCGATAGACTTGGCTGCGACGCTTGAGCTCATCACGCACCCGCAATCTCAGCCGGCAATGCCGCCTGGGCACCGCCACCACCCGCAGCCTGGGCCTGTGACAGATCCTTGACTGCCGGTGCAGCCTGACTCAGAGCCTCGAGCATCTGCTGCTGCTGGGCCTGCTGCTGCTGCTGCGCGACCAACTCCTCCATCTCCTCGGGAGTCCGCAGGATATCGGTGGGCGCACCATTGATCTCGGCTGCCAGGCGGATGATCTCCTCCGGCTTGAAGATCGACATCACGTTGGGGTCCAGTTGCATGAACGGGGCAGCCACCTCCAGCGTCCGCTGCACGCCTACCAGTTCCTCACTGCGCTGGAACCGGGTAGCCGGGCTCTCGTAGCTGATCTCGTACTCGCCCTCTGCCTCGACCAGAATCTGCGGCAACTCAGGCAGGTAGCCCTGCCGCCCCAGGATGTTGAACTCGCGATGTATCTGCGGGCCCAGCATCTCTGACTGCTGCCGACCCACGGCAGGCGCCAGCAACTGACCCTTTTCCTGTGCGCGGATCAATGCCTCGGTAGCCGTCATCTGCGGTTGATCCACCAGGATGCGGAACAGCGTCACCCAAAACGCATCGTTAATTAC